AAGGCACGTACAATTTTCGAGACCGCAATCAAATCTAAGGTTGCAGAAATCAAGGAAGAACTCAATGAGTCTTATGCTAATGCTCTAGTAGAAGAACTAGACACTATTAAGACAGGACTTACAGAAAGAGTTGATTCTTATCTTGAGTATGTTGCTGACGAGTGGATGCAAGAGAATGCACTACAAGTTGAAGCAGGTCTTAAAACAGAAATGACTGAGTCCTTCCTAGAAGGTATGAAGTCACTATTTGAAGAACATTATGTAACTATCCCTGAAGAAAAATATGATGTGCTTAATAGCATGGTAGATAAGCTTGATGAAATGGAAGGTAAACTCAATGAGCAAATTGAGAGAAATATGGCTCTCAATTCTAGATTAGCAGAATCCACAGCAGATGTAATTTTTGCAGATGTTGCTGAAGGTCTCGCAGACACTCAGAAAGAGAAACTTGCTGGTTTAGCAGAGAATGTTGAGTTTGAAAGTGAGTCAGACTATCGTGAGAAGCTTGGAACTTTAAAGGAATCTTATTTCCCTACAAATACAAGCACTCCAAAAAGCACCTCTGAAAATTTATCAGAAGAGGTTTCTACTGACGAAGTAGCATCCGTGGATCACACTCCTCGTATGCAAGCCTATCTGAATACACTTTCTAGAGCTGCTAAAAAGTGATTTTTAAATTATTAATTTCAAACAAATAAAAAGGTAAACTTAAAATGCAGATGTACAATTCTGAGGTTCTGCAGGAAAAGTGGGCTCCTATTCTCGATTATGATGGACTTGATCCAATCAAAGATTCTCATCGTAGAGCAGTCACCGCAGTCCTGTTAGAAAACCAAGAAAAAGAATTAAGAGAGGAAGCATCTTTCCTTTCAGAAGCTCCAACAGTAAACACTGGTAGTTCAGGTAGTGCAGCAGGTTTCTCTGCTGATGCAACCGCAGCTGGTCCTGTTGCTGGTTTCGACCCCGTTCTGATTTCATTAATCAGACGCTCAATGCCAAACTTGGTCGCATATGACCTTGCTGGCGTTCAACCAATGAATGGTCCTACAGGACTTATCTTCGCAATGCGTTCACGCTATACCAATCAAACTGGTACAGAGGCGTTATTCAACGAAGCAGATACAGCATTCTCAGGACAACCTGATGGAATGGATGATACTTCTGGTTTCTCCGCTACAGGTGCAAACAACGTTGGTTTAGGTACAACTCAGCAGCAAGGTTCAAACCCAGGACTTCTTAATCCTACTGCTGCTCAAACAAACGCTACTGACTACAACGTTGGTCAGGGTATGCGTACAGACTCTGCTGAAGATCTCGGAGATGGAACTGGCGATCAGTTCAACGAGATGGCATTCAGCATCGAGAAAGTAACAGTTACTGCGAAATCTCGTGCGTTGAAAGCTGAGTACAGTCTAGAACTTTCTCAAGACTTGAAAGCAATCCACGGATTGAATGCAGAAGCAGAACTTGCTAACATTCTTTCTACTGAGATTCTTGCTGAGATCAACAGAGAAGTTATTCGTACCATCTATAACGTAGCAGAACCTGGTGCTCAGGCAAACGTTGCTACTGCTGGTACATTCGACCTTGATACCGACTCAAACGGTAGATGGTCAGTTGAGAAGTTCAAGGGACTTATCTTCCAGATCGAGCGTGATGCTAACGCAATCGCACAAAGAACTCGTCGTGGAAAGGGTAATATGATCCTAACATCTGCTGATGTTGCTTCTGCCCTAACAATGGCTGGTGTACTTGATTACACACCTGCTCTTAACTCTAACCTTAATGTAGACGATACAGGCAATACATTTGCTGGTGTTCTTCAAGGTAAGTATAGAGTATACATCGATCCATATTCTGCAAACGTATCACAGAATCAGTACTACGTTGTTGGATATAAAGGTTCTTCACCTTATGACGCTGGACTGTTCTACTGCCCATACGTTCCTCTACAGATGGTTCGTGCGGTTGGTCAGGATACATTCCAACCTAAGATTGGCTTTAAGACAAGATATGGTCTTGTTGAAAACCCATTCTCACAAGGTAGTATTGCTGATGGTCAGGGACTTGGTGTTCTTACACGTAACAAGAACCGCTATTACAGAAGAGTTAAAGTTACTAACCTTATGTAAGAAGAAAGGATATAATTCCTTTAATCAAAGCACTCCTTCGGGGGTGCTTTTTTTTGTCTAAATATGCTATAATGTTATTAAAAATTGAAAGTGAAGATAGATCATCAAGAATTATTCCCGACTCCAGTTTTTCAAATAGAATTATCTAATATTGATAATCGGGAATTAGAAAATGGAGTATATAAAATTAAAGAAAATGATAAAGGTATAAAATTATCAAATAATGGTGGTTGGCATAGTAATCCGCAAAGTCAAGAGTTAAATATTATATTCAAACCATTTATAGATGAATTAATAAAAGTATTACCTGAATTACCATTTGAACCAAAAATAAAATCATTATCTAATATCAATCTATGGGCAAATATAAACCCAAAAGGATCATATAATAATTCACATAATCATCCTGGATGTGATATTTCAGGTGTTTATTATGTTAAAGTACCTAAAGGTAAATGTGGTAATATAGCCTTTAATGATCCTAGAGAATCTTACGCATATGGAAATAGATTTTTTGTTGATAGATATACAAAAGGAGAAACTATACCTAGATATCCAGTAGAAGGAACTATGTTTTTATTTCCTTCTTGCTTGCATCATGAGGTTTCTATAAATGAAACAGATGAAGATAGAATATCATTAGCGTTTAATTTAAATATTCAAGACTAAATAGTTAAAAAAATAATAATGGCTGCATCTGGACCGTTTGTAACTCAAATACAAAACAGAAATTATCTATCAGGTATAGGTTTTAAATTTAACCTAGCTAAGTACCCGAAGGTAGATTTCTTTTCTAATAGTGCCAGAATACCAGAATTAAATTTAGCAGTTGCAACTCAACCAACATATCTAAAGGATATTGATATTCCTGGTGAAAAATTAACTTATGGTGATTTCACTCTTAGATTCTTAATTGATGAAGATATGGAAAATTATATGGCAGTTTATGAATGGTTAACTGGATTGGGATTTCCAGAAACTACAAAGGAATATAAAGATTTAACTACAGATAGTACAGGTCAAAGAGATCCTAAAGAAGCATTTTGTGATGGAACACTTAGAATATTAAATAGTAATCTTAGAGAAATTGCAAAAGTAAAATTCAAAGATTTATTTCCAGTATCCTTGACATCTTTGGATTTTGATGCTACAAATACAGATGTTGAATATTTAACTGCAGAGGCATCCTTCAAATACACTATATACGAATTAACTAGTTCTAAATGAATCTTGACAAAATTCAGGAAATGTGGGAGCGTGATGCTGTCATTGATCCTGATAATCTACATGATGAATCTTTGAAGATTCCCCAATTACATGCAAAGTATTATACAGTTTATAATACGATTACTTTATTGCGTGAAAAAGCAAGAGAACAATATAATAAAGTTAGATTAGAGAGGCATAATTATTATACAGGTAAAGCACCAGCAGAAGTTTATATTGAGGAACCTTTTGGATATAAGGTAAGGGAAAAGGATGCTATACAAAGATATATGGATGCAGATGAAAAGGTTCAAAAGATAGATCTTAAAATAAGATATTATGATACTTCATTAAAGTTTTTAGAAGAGATTATTAAAAATGTTTCTAATAGAACTTTTCAAATAAAAAATGCAATAGAATGGAATAAGTTCCAAGCAGGTATGTAATAAATACTTTATATTTTCAATAACTTCATGGATCATCATTCTGGTGAGACTGATGAATGGGTAGTTGAGATTAAGATGGGCATCCAAGAAATTAGGTTGCTTTACCATCATATAAACGATTCCTTATATGGACCTTATCCAAAAAAGTCCATATATTCAATAGATCAGCTTGCATATTTACGTGCATTAAAGAATAAATTGTTTGCGATAATTTGCGAGTATAGTTATGATATGGAAGAATTTGATAAATAAAGTATAAAGTAATTTTTGTTACGATGAAGCCAACTCCAAAAGAAAGTCAGAAGATTCACGAGAACTATAAAAAAGTTGTGAATCATCTTATTGAAGAGAAGTATGCAGCAGATCATGAATCAGCAGATAAGATTATTGCTGGTATGACACAAGAATGGTTTGATACCATTATTGGATAAATGAAATCATTTGACGAATTTAAAAAAGATCTATCTGAAATGGATAGAACTCTAACTGGTCCAGGATTATTTGGTGCTGGTATTAGAACTGTTGCAAATGTAGCAGCAGGTCCTCTTAAGAAAGCTACTAAGGTAGCGAATATTTTTAGATCATCTAGAGATGAAAGAATAGATAAAGCTAAAGATAAATTATTAGATACTGTATTTGGTACACCTAAAGATGTTCAAAAACAATTAGATGAACCACAAAAACCAAAATTAGCACCTGGTGAAAAGGGAATTAAAGATTTAGCAGACAAAGCATTGGATAGAAATCCAGTTGCTAAAAATCAGATGAAGGATGCAAGAGAAAATGCACCCAAAGATAAGAAAATTAAGAACGCTGTGGATACTACTGAAAAAGGAACTATAGAAAGGTATAAAGCATTAAAGAAAGCTTGGCGTGGAGATGATAATGTAGTGCCTATAAGAAAACCTAAACCCAAAAACCCCTGAGAAATAAATCTCTAAATAATCCTACCTTGGTATAGGATTATGAGTCATTTGATTATATCAAAAAAGAATGAAGTTCATCTGCATATAGAAGCAGAGGCACATGTGTATTATGAATTATCTGACCAATTCACTTTTGAAGTGCCTGGTGCAAAGTTTATGCCCCACTATCAAAAGAAACATTGGGATGGTAAGATACGATTATTCAGTACCCAAACAGGTGACATATATGTTGGACTATTAGATAGGGTAGTTCAATTTTGTAAAGATCACGGATATACATACGAATTTAAAGAAAACAAATATTACGGACTACCCTTTGAAGTCAACGATATGATTTCAAAAGAAGGTGTAAAGGATTATATGACTGCAATCTCTAAGCATAAACCTAGAGATTATCAGATTGATGGAGTATACGACGCTTTAAAACATAATAGAAAATTATTGATATCTCCAACTGCTTCTGGAAAGTCTTTGATGATATACGGGATTGTGAGATATTTCGTTGAAAAAAAGCAAAATACTTTGATAGTTGTTCCAACGACTTCCCTTGTAGAGCAAATGTATAAAGACTTTGCAGACTATGGATGGGATGTTGGTTCATATTGTCACAAGATATATGCTGGAAGAGAAAGAGAAACGGATTCTCAAGTTATTATTACTACGTGGCAATCAATATACAAACTTCCTAGAAAATACTTTGATAGATTTTCTACGGTCATCGGAGATGAAGCACACCAGTTTAAGTCGAAGTCACTTATATCTATAATGACTAAATTGGGTAATGCAAAATATCGTTATGGATTCACGGGAACCTTAGATGGATCAGAAACTCACAAGTGGGTTTTAGAAGGTTTATTTGGTCCTTCTTATAAGATTATAAAAACTGATGAACTGATGAAGAAGGGGCATCTTGCCACTTTGGATATCAATGTGCTTCTATTGAAACACCCACCGAATAAATTTGAATGCTTTGAGGATGAAGTTCAATATATTATAGGTCATCAAACAAGAAATAGATTTATAAGAAATTTAGCACTTGATCTTAAAGGCAATACTCTTATTTTATTTGCTAGGGTAGAAGCACACGGAGAGCCCTTATATGAGATGATAAATAGTAATGTTGTGGAGGAACGCAATGTCTTTTTTATTCATGGTGGAGTGGACACCCAAGACCGAGAGAGAGTTCGAGAAATCACTGAGCAAGAGGATAATGCTATTATCGTGGCCTCGTATGGAACCTTTTCCACTGGGATTAATATCAAAAATTTACACAACATAATTTTTGCATCTCCTTCCAAATCTAGAATTAGAAATCTTCAATCTATCGGGAGGGTTCTTAGAAAAGGTAATCAAAAAACCAAAGCTACTTTATATGATATTGCCGATGATATTAGTAGTAAATCTAGAAAAAATTATACATTAAACCATTTGATAGAAAGAATTAAAATTTATAATGAAGAAAACTTTAATTATGATATAGTAAATATACCAATTAAAAAATAATGGGAGACGAATTTTACGGAGTAATAAAATTAATAACTGGAGAAGAGATTTTTGCTACAATTTCTGTGGATGAAAATAATGGAAATCCTGTTGTTTTAGTTAATAACCCAGTAATAATGAAGGTATTAACTCATGGTGTAGGGCAGTATGTAAAAATAAAACCTTGGCTAGAATTACCAGATGAGGATATGTATCTTATTGATTATAGTAGAATTATTACAATGACTGAAGTAAAAGATGAACAAATGATTCATTTCTACACTAGATATCTCAATGATGATCAAGTAGATATTGAATTAGATGGAAAAGTTAATATTAATAGTCAAATGGGATTTATATCAACTGTAGAGGATGCTCGTAAAAATCTTGAAAAGATCTTTAATATACCTTTTAATAATAAAGAAAGCTAAACTCATCTCATCAACCCTTACAGAGTTATTGTACTGGTATTGTTCTGCCTTGTCAAGTCGGGTAAATAATGTTATAATATAAACAATTATTAATAAGGATATATTAATGTTATGGCTAAGAAAAAATCAGAACATTATGTAAATAATAAAGAACTCTTAGCAGCGTTAATAGATTATCGTGCTGAAGTTGCTGTAGCAAAAACCAAGGATTTACCTAAACCTAGAATTAGTAATTATCTTGGTGAGTGTTTTTTAAAGATTGCTACACACCTTTCTTATAAACCAAACTTTGTAAACTATATGTTTAGGGATGATATGATCTCTGATGGTATAGAGAACTGTGTTCAGTATATTCATAACTTTGATCCTAATAAATCTAAGAATCCATTTGCATACTTTACGCAGATCATTCATTATGCGTTTCTCAGGAGAATTCAAAAAGAGAAGAAGCAATTAGAGATTAAGACAAAGATTATTGAAAAGACTGGATTTGATGAAGTGATGGTAGTTGATGATGGAGCACTCACTGCTTCTAGTTCTGATTACAATACTATTAAGGATAATATTCAGTATAAGTCTGGTAATAGATGAAGATAGCGATAATAACGGATCAGCATTTTGGTGCTCGTAAGGGGTCTAAACCATTTCACGATTATTTCAAAAAGTTTTACGATAATGTCTTTTTCCCGTATTTGGAAGAACACAAAATCGATACTGTCATTGATATGGGTGACACATTCGATAATCGTAGATCTATAGATTTATGGTCTATTGATTGGGCAAAGGAGACTTACTTTGATAGGCTCCAAGAAATGGGAATCACACTTCATAGTATAGTTGGTAATCATACTGCCTACTATAAAGATACGAATGAAGTTAATACTATAGATCTGTTATTAAAAGAATATAAGAATATAACAACCTATTCAGAAACAACTTCTATTGAAGTGGGTGGATGTAATATTCTTCTTGTGCCTTGGATTAATGAAGAGAATAAGGAAGCGAGTCTTGGATTGATCAAAGCATCACAAGCACCTGTTGCTATGGGGCATCTTGAGTTGAATGGATTTGTTGCTACTGCTGGTCATGTAATGGATCATGGTATGGATATGGATCCTTTTAAGAAGTTCAAGAAGGTTTATTCTGGTCATTATCATACAAGATCTAATGTTGGTAATATCTACTATCTTGGTAATCCTTATGAGATGTTCTGGAATGATTGTCAAGATACTAGAGGATTTACTATCTTTGATACTGAAACACTAGAACAGACACCAATTAATAATCCATATAGATTGTTTTATAAAATCTATTATGAGGATCATAACTATAAGTTATTCAATATGAAAGATCTAAAGAATAAAATTATTAAATTGATTGTAAGGAAGAAAACCGACCAAAAACAGTTTGAAAAATTTATAGATAAATTATACTCTACTGGAATATTAGAATTAAAGATCATAGAGAATTATGTTCTGAATGAGAGTGAAGATTTTGTAGCAGAAGAAGATGAGAATACAATGAGCACTTTGAATAGGTATATTGACGATTCTGATTTTGAATGTGATAAGAATATTATCAAGGGTATATTGCAAAAGCTATACGCAGAGGCTTGTGAGGTTGATTAATGTATCTCCTTACCTTAAAAGATAGGGTTGATGACGGAGCATATGCCGTTGCAAACAAATATGGAGAAAAGGTATTATTCCTATTTCAGAAAAAGGATGATGCTAATAGATATGCAATGCAGATTGAAGAACAAGAAGATAAAGAAATGGCAGTTGTAGAGGTTGATGACAACATTGCAATTGTTACTTGCAGACGCTATAATTATAAGTATGCTGTAATTACACCTAATGACATCGTTATTCCACCAAAATTGAATGATAATATTCCAGAAGATTAGATGGAAAAATTTCCTTAGTACAGGTAATCAGTTTACTGAGGTTGATTTTCAACAGAATGCAACAAATTTAATAGTAGGTACTAATGGAACTGGGAAATCAACTGTGCTTGATGCCCTTACTTTTAGTTTGTTTAATAAACCCTTTCGTAAAATCAATAAGGGGCAGTTGGCAAATAGTACAAATGAGAAAGATTGTCTTGTAGAAGTTGAATTCAGTATCAATAATAAAGAATATATTGTAAAAAGAGGAATAAAACCTAATCTTTTCTTAATAATTGTAGATGGAACTCCTATGCATAAGGAGGCAGATGATCGTGTAATGCAAAAAATGCTTGAGGAGAATATCCTTAAGGTGAATTATAAGTCATTCACTCAGATTGTTATATTGGGTAGCACTAACTTTGTTCCTTTTATGCAACTATCAGGATCAAATCGTAGAGATGTTATTGAGGATCTATTAGATATTCGTATATTCTCTGCTATGAATAGCTTGATAAAGGATAAGATTAAAGGGCAGAAGGATGAGATTAGAACATTAGATCTAAGTAAGGATAATATAAAAGATAAAGTTGAGATGCAAACTAATTTTATTAATGAGTTAGAGAGTCAAGGTAAGCAAATAATAGATGAGAAGAGATCTAAGATTGATACTCTTTTGTGTGA